CCATGGAACCGTCCGTCATCAAGATCCCCGTCGCAGCCAAGAAGAACTTCATCAAAGTGCAGTCGCTCATCGGCGCTCGCTCGCAGCAGGCCACCACCTCGGCTGTCATGGGGTGGCTCTCCAGTGGCACTCCAGAGGCCATGTGGGCTGTCAACGCCATCGCACGCTACCGGGTGGAGGCAGAGCTGGCCCTCCTGACCGCAGCAGCCCAGAGCCCGCAGAACGAGGCAGAGCAGCTATAGTCTCGAGCTTCGAGAAGCTCAGATAGACGAACCCCCGGCTGCTTCGCTAGAGCGCCGGGGGCCAGGGACCACCACAGTCCAGCACTAGAACGCTCTCTCACTCTCAAGCAAGCGTCTTAGCACGCAAGGACTCTAACATGAACTCGGTGCCGAATCAAGTCGTCTACGCCGCCATTGGTCTCAACCTGGAGACGACCTTTATGGCGGATACTTCCTTCCGATGGGGAGACGAAGACCGCTTCTACCACGCGATTACCAGAGAAGTAAGCGCCCAGAAATGCTGGGAGAAGTGGGGCCACCTCACGCGCAACAAGAAGAAGGCACCCTACGCCGTTTGGTGCATCTTCGCTCCCGGCACCAAGGGTCGCTCTGGTAAAGACGCCCTCGCTAGAACCGCGCTGACCTTCGACATTGACACGGTTCACGTCTCCGCGCAGAGCCTCGAGCTTGCGCTTCGTGGTCTTGGCTGGGAGTCCGCTTTCTACACCACTTGGAAGTCGAGAGAAGATGCGCTGCGGTGGCGTGTGGTCATCCCTCTCGCTACCCCGCACACGGCCGAAGGCTGGGATGACTTTTACTCGCAAAAGCTGACTGAGTTCCAGAAGGCCCTTGAAGTCCATCACGGGTCTTTGGTCGCTATGGACCCTACGGCCAGAACCTTTGTTCAAGCGCATATCTTGCCGCATGAAATCCCGTCGATGTTCTTCAATGGAATGACCGACGAGAAGCTGCGAAAACTCATGCTCGCCATGGAAAAGCATGAGGACTCGCTCCCCGGCCTTCCGTTTGCCAGCGTCTACGGCACCCGCGGAGTCGCGCTCACCCATAGCTCGACATTCACCCTCTCAGACGGCGCCAGACGGACGCTGAGCCCTGCCCTCTTCGCAAGCGAGGGCAAGGCAGCCAGAGGGGAGCGCAAGGCGCCCATCGTCCTCACAGAAGCCGTGGTCTATGATGGAGATTGTTCAACTAAAGCAGCGAAGGCAACTGCGGAGGAATGGCTAATGAAAGGGGTCGCGCATGTACCAGAACTGACTGCCGGCATGGATGGTGCGCTGTACCTCGCTGAGCACGGCATCCATGTACCGCTCGGCAAGCGCCGCGATGCGCTCGTTGCCGCGCTTTGGAACTTGCACCGAGTCGGATGGGCGTCCAACGACATTATGAGGGTCGCTGATCAAATCATCTTCTCTAGCAAGAAGACGGACCAAGAGTACCTGACCAAAGAGGCCGGTAAGTATCTCGAGAAAGACCTCATTCCGCTCGAGAAAGCGGCCGCAAAGATGGAGTCGGCCATCTTCAAGGCGCTGGGTCAGGGCAAGACCGAAGGTAAGCACATCGGCATCGCGACGAAGCGGACCTTCGCACGCATCCTCTCTCGCGCAAAGCATTGTTACGCGCCGAAAGGCGGTGCTCTCTCGCAAGAGCAAATCGCTGAGTGCATCGGTCTAAGCAAGAGCTGGAGTTCCATCGGCGCCAAAGTAGTCCGCGCCTTCTTCGGCCACTGCGAACGTGCTGGCCTTCTGGTCGCGACTGGTGAGCAAATGGCGCGTAGGTACCGACTGATTCAGCCGGAGTGAAGAATCTTTGCACGTCGATGCAGAAACTTGTAGACAGACACAGAAGGTGATGCTACAGTATCAACATCCGGTGCAACCCCCGGATCACAGGAAAGCGAATGTCCCCTCCGCCGAAGCATCCGATGACCCGAGCCCTCCAAGAGAATGGAAAGGGCTGGGAGTTCTTCGCAGTTCTCCGCCCGTTTGCGGGCTTCTCTCACGGTGCAACCGTCACCGCGCTCTACATTTCAGACGGCAAAAGTCGTAGTTGGTGGAAGTACGAGCTTACCTCCCCAATGGCCGTAGAGCGCAGCCCCTCCCCGTTCAAGACCGAAGAAGGCAAGCTCGCGCTGACAGGTTCGCTATCCTGCTGGCCCGAGTGGATTGACTGGGAGCAAGGCAAGGAAGGTCTCGAGTTCGCCGTCAAGGCGCTCAACTCGCACTTCCATCAGCAAGTAAAGCTGCCGCTGTAAATCAACATCAACCACCACAGGTGCTCTCATGGCTATGGAAATCCGCAAGCTCCCCCCGCTTCCCGTCCTCCGCAACCTCTTCTCTGCCGACCCCGAGACCGGCAAGCTCTACTGGCGGACGGCAAACCCTCACCGCAAGAAGAGCTTGGAGGCCGGTGGCGTCGCTACAAACGGTCGTCGCAACGTCCATATTGAGGGCGTGACTTACGCGGTCAGCCGCATCTTGTACGCGCTCTACACCGGACGTGACCCTGGCGCGAACTACATCGACCACATCAACGGAGACCCTTCCGACAACCGCGCCTGCAACCTTCGTGCGGTGACTCCCAGCGAGAACTCCATGAACAAGCGGCCTTACGGTGCGACAGGCTACCGCGGCGTGTACTACGCGAAGCCTCTCGTTGATGGTGAAGTCCGCTACAAGGTGCAGATTTGCCGTGCTGTAGGTCGTGACGAGAACGGCAAGCACCTTCGCAAGACCTATGACTTCGGCTACTTCGCCAACTTGGCCGATGCCATCGCGAAGGCAGAAGAGGCCCACGAGGAATGGGGCTCCCTCCAGTTCGTCCCCGAAGAGCGTCGCTACCCGCTCAAGAAGGCGCCGAAGAAGGTAGCCGCACCAGTCGCTGCTCAGGTGGAGGTGTCGCTATGAAAGACTTCGGCGTTGTGGTCGTGTTCCTCTGGCTCTGCGCGTTCGGCGCTTCAGCGGTCTTCATCGCACTCGGCGTGCCTTGGTATCAAGCTCTGGCCCATGCGTTCTCGGCGTGTTTCGTCGGAACCGCCTGCTCAACGCTGCTCATGCACGCTGTTGAGCAGTGGGTCCAGCGGGTTGCAGCTGCTCCAGAGGTGAAGTAGAGTAGACGAGTACCCACAACAGAACAGAGAGAGCCCCGACCGCAAGGCCGGGGCTCTTCGCTTGTCGCGCTCAGAAAGACAGAACCCCCGAGTACACCATGTACTCGGAGGCCCTGCTCCACGTAGCCCCCGCCAAGAGACTACGCAGACTCCCTACTGGAGCGCCCCTGCGAAGTTCGCTCCAGCCTCATGAGATTAGCGCAGCAAAGATGTTGCCGCAAGCCGACTCACTTCGACTTCTTTGTGCCCTTGCCCTTCGGCTTGGTCTTCTTGCCACCCATCGTCAGCTTCGAACCGTAACCTACACCTTTTGGCATGATGAACTCCCTCTTGGGTTAGCGAGCGATCTCGCTCACGGGCTTCTTGCTCCACATTTTGCAGCTATGATACCGGGCTTTGTTTGGAGGTCCAGGGTCATCGCAGTTGTGGCGGGCACGGAAGTTAGCTCTTCGCTTAGGGTTATCCCTCTGAATTTCCATGTTTGGGTCACCAAAGCGAACAGTGTATTTCTCTCCCCTATAAGTACCCGTCGCCACAAACTTTTTCTCTCCATATGATTTTTCTCCTTTCTTGATGCGCCTGACCATGATATACTCCTACCTGATCCGTATCACCTGGGAGAAAGTATGAGAACTGGTCGCCCCGCTCGCACACTTGAAGCTACTCAACTGCTTTTAGAGCAAAAGTCGGCTAAGGATGACCGCGGATGCTGGAACTGGACCGGATGTCGCTCACCAACCGGCTATGGCCTTTGCTACTGGAGAGGAGAGCAACGCGCAAACCGAACATCCTACCGCGTGTTTTACCTTGAGGGAGAGTCAATCCCTGACGGGATGGTCGTCTGCCACTCATGCGACAATCCCGGCTGCGTCAACCCCGAGCACCTGTTCTTGGGGACCATCGCTGACAACATGGCAGACAAAGTCGCAAAGAAGAGAATGAAGGTAGGAAGTCAAGTTCGCAATAGCAAGTTGACAGAAGAACAGGTACGAGAGGCGCGCGCTGCATACGCAGACGGGGCCTTCATCCGGGCGTTGGCCCGAAAGTACGGCGTTGGTCAGCATACCATGAGAACCATCTTGCGGGGAGAGAGCTGGAAGCACGTATGACCCACCTCGCCTTTCTTGATGCGTCTAACCATCGCGTCCTCCTATGGCCTTCTCTGCCCGACGCTGCTTGCGCTGCTTGCGCGTGCCCTGTGCCTCTTCTGGCGCCATGCCTGCCTCGAGCCTCGCACGCTCGGCAAGCGCGCTTGCCATGGCATCAGCGGCAGTCATGCCCTGTGCCATCTTGAGGCGGTGAAGCTCGAAGAGAGACAGGGACATTAGCTGCCTCTGTCCGGTGACTGCGCGCCCGGATTCGGCGTGAAGCTGCCCGCGTCGGTCAAGCCCTCGAGTCTAGCGAGACGACGATCAATGCTGGCGAGGGTCTTTGTGATCGCGTTGGACTCTGCCTTCTGATTCGCGATTAACGAGTCAATCTGGTCAAGATGACGCTTTCCAAGTGCGGCAGCCAACGGCATGAAGTGGCGGACAACGAGGGTGTAGAGCCCCCACAAGACGAGAACCAGCACAACGACGGCTGCGCCGGGGCCTGCGAGGTAGGGAGCCAGAGAGGTCACGTCAGTCTGAGCCAGCATTGGTGGCCTCCTTTCAGCGCGTAGCTACAGCTACAGGTGTTCCTACTTGCCGGTACCACGATGGCGAGAACCCAGGAGCAACCGAGAAGGTATTGCGGGTAGCGGTCCATCGGCTGAAGCCCGCATCGCGGACGGCCGCCTCATCAATTCGGCTCACGATGTAGGTGCGCCATCCGGGCTTCTTGCCGGTGCCGTCAGTCGCAGACGCCGACGCGGATTGCGGGTCGATATACATATGCAGATAGAGCGTGCCGTTTCTTCCGATCCAGAGGGCGTGCGGGTTGCCGATGCGCGGCCCTTTCGCACCGGGCTCATTCGGCTTGCGCCACTTGTCCACATACCGGAAGTTCACGCTCTGCTTGTTCTGTATGGCCCACTTCATCGCCTCGAGAGGGTCATCGTTGAACTCCGGCATCTCTTGGAAGCCGCCGGCAGTCCTTGAACCCTGGCCCACCGAAGGAAGAACGGTCGCAGGTGGAGCGCCGACAAGCCGACCCAGGCCAACGGCCGTGGCAAGCTGCGCTATGCGGGTTCTAAAGCTCATGGCGAACTCCTTTAGCCAGCCTGCCCAGCGATTACTGCGTCGAGAATCTCGCGCAGAACAGGACGTGCATCAGCAACGGAGGGGGACGTGCCACTGTTGGGGTCGTATGCGGCGAGAAGGCGCGTCAGTTCTGCTGACTCAAGCCACACAACGACGCTGCGACCCTCAGCCGCGATGCCGCCCGGCGTCAGGTCACGCCACTCGGAGTCACCAACGGACAAGACCTTAATTACATCGCTCATGGCAAAGTCCTCCGGTAGATCTCGATGGTATGAATCTCGCTGTACTGCAACCCCAGGCCGTTCACACTACCGTTGGCGGTGTAATGCTGCACGTACACGGTGTTCTTGCCACCCATCACTCCGGGGCGGATCGAGTTGGACGCTGGCGTTGTCCCGACTTGTCCAAGATCAGCTTGCGGTCCGGTAACACCGTTCTCACTCATGTAGACGATTCCCCTGGTTGAACGCCGAGGGTAGAAGATCGTCTCTGTAATGACGGTGCTGCCGTCCTGCCAATCGAGGGGGCAAGGCGGGGAAGAGGCCTGGGTGATGATGGCCCCGGAACTACCACCAGCGCGAAGGTAGAGGGCCGTGTTGGCCCCAGACTTCAAGAGCCGCATACCTTGAACGGCCGCTGCGTCTTCGGACAGGTCATCCGCCGGTGAGACCTGCCAGTACCAACTGTTGGCCGAGACGTTGTTCAGCCCCTTGCCTGTAATGACGACCAGCAAGTCATCATCGGCGCCGAGCGTCACACCCAGCGGCACGCCCATCCGCGACCGGATGTAGGTCGGGGACGCCGTGGCTGCGAATAGCCGGCGCCACCCACCGCTCGCGCCAAGCCCGTCAGGACAAGTCGTGTAGCTGCCGAGACCCATGCTGATATTGACCGGCACATTCGCGAAGGTTCTACCATCATCACTGGTCAAGGTGACTGAGTTCGCTCCGCTGACGAAGCTGACAGTGCCTTGCGCCTTGAGGTTGAAGCCAACGAGCTTCTGCCATGCGAGCGGGGAGCTTGCGGTTGCGGCCACGCTGACAACTGCAAAGGCGTCTGCGGTCAGCGGGGTGACCGGAGTTGAGTCGGTCGCCCGCAGCCGAACCAGCGTCACGCCCGAAGGTGTCAGGGCCGACAAGCTGGCCGCGGTGCCGGTGTTGCTTGCAGAGCCGGGGCCACTCACGACGGTTGCGACATAGGTCACCGGCGCGATGAAGGTTCCGCCTACTGCGTTGAAGTTGATGGTCGCAGTGGTCTGGTCACTGGCGAGGGACTGCGATGCAGGGAACGCACCGGGAGTCATCGTGCCAGCGGCGGCCGAAGCGACAAGAACCACGCCCGTAGACGACGCCACGTTGCCGTCAGCGTCGGTGACCGTCATAAGCACCGTCAGGGCTTGGCCGTTGGTCAGGGCTGCAAGGCTCACGTCCTCGTCAGCCTGGGAGCTAATGAACGACGTGTAGGCGCCCGTAGAATCGCCTGTGATCACTGCCATGTAGGTGTACGGGCCTGTGCCCCCTACGGCCGTGGGCCACGTCATAGTGGCCGTGGTGGAGTTGAGCGGACGGCTGACCGGAGCGGGACTGCCGAGAGTGAGCGGGGAAATCGAAGGTGCCGACCCTCCGCCTCCACCGAAGACTGGAACGATGGGCATTGTTTATGCCTCCTTGCTGGCAGCATAGGCGTCGAAAAGGACTCTGACATACTTCCTTGCGATGGTAACGCTCGGGCTAGTGCTAGAGGTCGGGTCGTATGTCGCGAAGTCGGCTTCCAAAGTGTCGAAGTCAACGGCCAGATCGAAAATGCGGCACGGGACTTCTGCGCCCCCTGCCTCTGCATCCGAGACTACTCCGTTAATCTGCATAGTCACGGCGATCATTCCTGTGCTCCGAGGTTCATGGTTTTCCAGTAGTATTCAACTTTGGTCATTTCCAACGTCGCACCGCCAGAACCATTATTACCCTGACCTACAGCGCCAATGACACCCCAGTTGATGCTGGCGTTGAGAACGTCGTTGCCATTGTTGAACGTCGGAAGATTTCCTGCATATCTGGAAGAAGTGAGGATATTTGCCGCGTTCACAAGTACAGGAGTGGGACCGACGCATCCATCTACGGAGAGATTAAAGCTGTCATCATCATAGGCTGGAAAGTCTGTCCATGAAGGATTCCATGGGTAGACCGTGACGTAGTTGACTCCACCGAGAGAGATAACATCTATTCCGATGAAATCACTTCCAGCGAATACGCTTCTTCTGTACCAGCCAATCTGCCGAAGGGTGCCACCTACGTTTGCGGAGATTTTTATCGCCGGTTGTCCTGCGATGGTAAACGCCGTACCGGCAGGCCCTTGGAATCTTAGTCCAATTGAGCTTGGAGACGTGGCAACGTAGGTCTGACCAAGCATCACTTCTACAAAGGAATAGTCTCCAACGAGAGTGACTCGAGCCTTTACGCGGAGCATCCCAGCCAGCGCCCTACCCATAGAGGCTTCACGCTGGGAGTTTGCGGGAGTAACAAGGCTTCCGGGGCGCAGAAGAAGAGAGACAATGCGCGTTGAGCTTACGGTGTTGTAGGTCGAAAGCTCTGCTGCGCCTGCGCTGACCACGCACGTTTCCGTAGTCGGCGTAAGCCCCGCAGTTCGCGCGTAAGCGATGCGGTCCATCGCATAGGACTTCCCGTTGTCCGAGTTCGACTCTACCGTGCTAACGGCAGTCGCACTTGTTCCCAGCGGGATGGTAGGCGCAATCGCCGCAACATCGGGCCAGGAAATGAAGTCAGGAGACTTCAGCCATGAACCGTTCGGTGCGTCCATGTTCATCTTTCGACGCAAAACGAGACAGACAAGCTGGAAGGTAGAGCTTCCAAGATCACGCATATAGAAGTTGACTAAGAACCCCCCAGGCGGGGTATTCATTAGTCGCTCCCCTTCTTCTTGCGGAATCGTCGTCGGTCTTGGGTACGAGAAGCCGTCCCCCGATGGGCGGTAGCTTGTCACTGTGCCTACAGGCGTGCGCGCTGCGAAGACGACGCCATTCGACTGCTCATCCCAGTCCACTACCTGCTCAATGACCGGAGCAAAGGTGTAGTTCGCGCCTGTCTCGGTCCAGATAATCAGCGCACCGACGCCGTAGTTCCCCTCAGAGTCAAAAACGATGACCCTGTACCCATTCGGGCTTGAGTTAGCCAAACCTGTGCTCAGAAGGCCAGGATTGCTGATCTCTAGAACATTCCCGCTGACAGTCAGGGTGGCGTTCGTACCGAGGAAGGTCGGTACAACTGCGTAACGGAACGGAGCAACACCGTTGGTCGGGGTGTTGAGCGTGATGTTGCCTGTAGCAGAGGGCGCCAGCTTTACCGTCTGAGTCGGTACATCAAGCCATTGACGCCCGACTACTGGAGGGGGCGTGGGGCTCGAGCCCCCGCCTCCCCCGAAGACGGGGACGATGGGCATGGCTCACTCGCTCCAAGTGATGAGCGAATCCGCGAGAGTGACCGTCCCGGCGTCAGTCTTGACCCAGACCCAGAACTCAGAGTCAGGAGTCACGATGCCGAAGAGCGGGATGCCGACTTGGTAAGCGACCATTCCGGTAGTCGCTGCGGTGATGCCCGTGCTAATCGTGGCCTCCGTGTCTGGAACCAGAGGGATATTCCCGCCAGAATCTTCGGTGATTCGGCAAGTCAGCTTGGTCGCACCGCCCGCGATGTTGGTCACCCGGACGTGTAGACCCTCAATCTTCGAAGCGAACTTCTGCCGGCGGGTGCGACCCGGAAGCCGCGGAGGCGAAGAGTTCGGCTCCACCACGTCAGGAATCAGCGTGTGCAGGTGGAACTTGGCTGCGTCGTAGGTGGTGCCTACGGCCGCAATCGCGGTGGCGTTCAAGCTGGAGTGGTAGTAATAGCCGACCTTTCCCATCTTCTACTCCTTCAGGGCTGTACCCGGACAATAACCTCACTCACCCGCGCGGGTTGCGCGTAGAGCTTCAACTGTCTTCTTCTCGGCTTCACCGGGCTCGGTGACACCGCGACGGCTGACGGCTTCAATCAACACGCGGGTCGGGTCTTCGGTGCCTGCGGGGATTCCTACAGTCCCTTCCCGACCTTCCTTCTCGGCCTGTACTGAAGCGCCAAGGCGAATCGCATCAGACAATGCGTCACCAAAGACCCCGCCCGGAAGGGCGCGAAGCCCCCGCATCAAAGTCTTTGCCTCCGGCTCGAGGTCGTACACCCGTACAAAGGTGGGAGCGTTTTCCGCAAGGTTGGGATACCGCTGAACAATAACTTCAGCTTCTTCAGGGCTGATTCGCTCCCATACAAGACCCTTCTTAGCCCAATCGCGAGGGATCTGTTTCCAGATTCTAAGCGGGCCTAAGTCCTTGTAGCCTTCCTCAGAAGCCAGCGCAGACTCTCTAGGAGGTGCGACAATCTTCCTAGGAAAGTTGCTGTCAATGAGAGGGCGCCATTCAGGGTGTTGCCCGTCCCGTGCGGACAGGTGCAAGAGCAAGCCGACCATTTCAGTGTCGGTCAAGGTCTTTGCTTCGGGGGCAGTAGCGGAAGGAGTGCGAGGCTCGATTTCCCCGAGCAGAGTGCCACCCGCAAAGCGGAGCCCAAAACTGGCTGCGTCTCCCAGCTCATTTATGATGGTCTCGTCTCCCGCAAGAACTTCTCTGACGCCAACATAGCCTGCGTCAATCGCGCCGATAGAGCCGAGCACGTTTTCCAGTGCCCACACGGCCGGGTTCGCTCCGGTCATAAGCTCATAATCCGTTGGACCGATGCGCAGGGAGAACAGGGTGCGCTTGGACTCATCGCCCATGACTCCGAGCGGGTCACGAGTGCGGTTCAGTCCGTTCTGCATCCGCAAGGCGTTCATCGGCAAAGAAGGATTGCGGCGTAGCGTGTCTGCGAGGGCAAACATGCCTGCGTAGGTCTCAGCCGCAGAAGCGAAGTAGTTGGTGATTGTGTCGTACATGCCGCCTGTAGGCGTCAGGCTGTAGTCGAGAAGGCTGCGCCGGGCCACCTGCGCGGCTTGGTCGATGGTCATGCCATTCCGCAGCGCACCCGCGAAGACAGCTTCCCGGTAGGCATCAGACGCAGCACCCGCCATGGCGGCGTAGTCAGGGCCGAGAGTGCCGCCGCGCAAGGCTGTGCGCGCTTTACTTGACAACTGCTGATTGACCCTGTTGATCAAGACCTGATTGGATAGCCCTTGGCGAGCTGAATCCTGTGCGGACAGCCCAAGGCCGACACGGCGACCTTCAGACTTAATCAAGTCCTTTGTCCACTGAATACCGTCTGCTCCAGTGAACAAAACCGCGTTGCCCGGTGCGAACCTGAAGCGCATGGCATCCTGCGCTGCAACTCCGGTGCGAGAGAGGCCAATCTGCGCCGCAGAGGTGACCGCACCGCGGATGAAGCGGTCAAGCCATGCGGGCGCATTGGGGATCGGGCCAAGCTGGCTGGAAATGTAGAGCTTGAACCTTTTGCTAAGTTGAGCACCACTTTGCAGCGCATTGGTCAGAGAATCGTACCATGCCGCGTTCAGGGCCTTCGGCTCGAACATATCCGCGGTACGGAAAGCGGCCTCTGCGCCCGTGGCCCAGGAATCGCCCAGAGCCGACTGTGGAGCAATCAGCGCACCCGATGGGGTCGCAATCTCTGTCTTTGCTAAATCGGGAAAAGGGATGGTCCTTCCGCGCTGTAGCCGCGCAAGCTCAGGCATGATTGCGCCCGCATCACCGACCACTGCGGCCTTCTGAATGTCCTCAATGATGGTCGCAGCCATCATGACCAGCAGCCGGTCAGTGAGGCTCTGCCCTGATTTAGTGGGGAGGCCAACTTTGGTAGCAACGCGGTCCATGTGCTTGAGGACCGTGGCGAAGTCGCGCGGGGGCGGCGGGAGCTTCATCGCCTGCGCGAACGCCAAGTCACCCCTAACCAGCTCTTCGAGTCTTTTTTTCGCTGCCGCAGTGACGTTGGTATCCCCGATACGCCCGAGACCATCTTCAACAATCTTGTCCAGCAACTTCTCGTAGCCGTCCGGCGCAGGCGCGATGTACTTGTTGAAGACCTCTTCTAGAAGTTTGTCTTTGGCCTGTGCTCGAGACAGCGAAGGGTTCTGTCGGTTGACTTCCTTAGCCAAGTCCACAATTTCATCGCGGAGATTCTGTGCGGCACGGAAAGTCTGCCCTTGGACCCGCTTGTAGAGCGCAGCGGCAAGGGCGTTGTCCGGGCGCACGGCGCCTTTCAGCACGTCCTTAGCCAATGCGGCAAAGGTGCGAGCCACAATGCCATCAAAATACCCTGGCTCAACGCCCGGCGGCACGGGGCTAAGGGACCGGACAGTAAGCTCATCCATGAGTTTCAGGCCGGGCTTTCCTGCCTTTGTTTTAGCCACGAGAATGTCATCGAGAAGAGTCGATGCCTCCGCAGGCGTCAACGACCGTGCCGCGGTCTGTAGCTTGACCTCAGCCTGTGCATCCGCGAGAAGCTGCGATGCGACGGCCTTGCGAGCGGCCACAGAGTCGGAGATCTGAACGAGGTTGTCGGGCACCTGCGCGCGGAGAATGGCACGCGCATCACTTCCAGCGCCGAGACTCGCCCTGCCTTTGCTCTGTAGAACATCGATGATCTCGTCTTCACTGGCAAGACGCGGAATGTCCTTGGCGATTTCAGGGTAAGTCCTCTTAGCGATGGTGCCGAGAAGGGCGCGGTCACGGACAGCCCCCGCAGCGGCTTTGACTGGCGCTGTAGCGGCGTCCGCCACGGCGCCGACTGCGCGCTGGGCAGCACCCGCCTTGGCGATTGCTGCGGCCGTTGTGGCCGGTGCAACACGCGCAGCTACCTTGGTCCCGAGCTTGGCTGCGCCGCCCGCGGCCGTAGCTCCCAGCTTTGCTGCCTGTGCCGCCTTACCCGGCAAGCCGACCGGGCTCACGGGAAGGAAAAGCTCAGACAAGGTGCCGGTCGCCCACAGTGCGTTGCGCGCCCATTCCTCATTCTCGCCCGACGCTTTGGCGGTCGCCTTGACCAGCGGCTCAATCTGCGCGAGTTCATCCCCGATGCCGCGGCCCTGTTGGATGCCTTGGGCGTACTTCTCCAAGAAGTTCTTAGACTCGTCTACCCGGCGCTTAGCGGTCGGGTCGGCTCCGAAGGCTACAGGGGCACCACGGGTCGTCTCTACACCCGTCACGCGCAACAATGGCTCCATCAACGCAGTGTTGATGAAGGCAGGGGCCAGCGCACCAACGGCGCGCAGCGACGCACCCAACGGTGTCTCAACGATGCCTTGCCCTGGAACCCGCTGAGTCAGTACGTTCTTGAGCGCGGACTTACTCTCAGGAGAAGCGTTGGTCTGCTCAAGTGCGAAGGCGAGCGCATCCGATTCGCTCATCACGGGCTGACGCGCAAAGGCTTCCACAAGCTCTTGCCCGGCGGTGGGCAGACTGTACTTGCCCGTCGAAGGGTCACGGTACGCCCGAACGGTGCCCGTGACCGGCTGGCCCTGCTCAGACTCACCGAAGGGGATGGACTCACCGAAGGTGCCGTCCTCTTGCACTTCAGGCTCTTCGAGCAAGGCGCGAGGAACTTCCTGAATCCGAGTAGGACGCAAGAAAGGAGTAATAGGAGAGGGGCCTTCTTCGACCACCCCACCTGCGCTAACGGTGCGCGCACGGCGCTCCCGCTCTTGCTCCCGCTCCAGTTCAATCAGAGCGGCCGTTTCGCTGACGGGCAATCCACGCCGCGTGGACGTTTCTTGCGCGCGCTCTTCTGCGACCCGCTCAACATCAAGTGCCTGCGCGAGTGAACCAGGGGTCGGGATCAAGGACAGTTCGGTTTCTGGCAAATCCAAGGGGATTGAAGTACGGGTAGGGGCGTCTGTCTCTCTTGCGGTGATGTTTGCCCTAGCGGCAGTATCACGACCTTTGGCGAGAGATTCGGCTGCCTTTACTTCAGCTTCCCTCTCTTCTGCCTGTTTCTTCTCCCGCGCACGAATGGCGTCAATCTGCCGCTCAACAAGCATGGCCTTGTCGGGCTGACCAGACAAGCGCAAGGCAGCAGCACGCTCCGCAAGGGCCGGCACAGTAGCTACAGGGCGGGCAGGCGCCGGGGTAGGCGCTGGTACTGGCGCAGGCGCAGGCGCGGCCACGGGGGCTACAGGGGCAGCCACAGGGACCACCGCCCTTGCGGGGCGTGGACGTGCGGGGCGAGGTGCAACGACGGGCTGTTCCTGCGCGGCAGTCTCCCGCCGGGCCTTGTCACGTCGTTCAAGTTCGCGGCGCGCAAGCTCGCGACGGGCGGCTTCAATCTCGGCTGGCGTCGCCATTACTGACCTCCAATCAAGGCTCGAAGCTCTTCATCGGTCATATCTTCAATCGCCTTCGGCGGCATAGGTGCCGGTGCATCAAGGTCGATTCTACGGCGAGTATCGACAGGCGCAGGCGCAGGTGCTTCAGGACGGTCAACCGGAGTGAACGGCTTGCCTTGCGGAGTTACGGGAAGGTCCATCGGTACGGGAGAGGCCTTCCCATCTTCCTGCGCGCGAAGCCGCATCCGCTCGAAGTCCATCCGGGGCTCTTCCGAAATGTTCATCAAAAGCTGCTCACGGGTCAAGCCCATGCCTTGCCCCGAAGCCTGACGACGGCGGAACTCTTCGACCGCGGCGACTTCCTCTGGTGTCTCGAGACCTTCATCGGCAGCCCGAAGACGGTCAGCCCGCTCAATGGCGATGCGCTCGACTTCGGCATCTTCAGGGTTCAAGGCACCCATGAGAACTTGACGACGCTCAGGGGCTCGGCGTGCTCCCGTGTCGGGGCTGACAATCCCGCCGAAACCGGACTCACGACCCACGGCAAGGGACTCATCAATCTCCCGAAGACGGCGCTGTAGACGGGACTCAGCGCGGGCAATCTCAGCCTCACGAGCACGGCGGTCCTCGGTCTGAATCTTCTCGATCTCGGGCAGAGGCGTACCGGGGGCAACCTGCATTTGCGTAGAAACAATGGCATCGCGAGAAGCCAAGGCACCCATGACCGAGCGACGCTCTTCAGGACTTAGAGCCTGAAGATTGTCCATAATGTCCTGTGCGCGCATCCCCGAAGCGGCCATAGCCGATGCAGCCGAGAAGCCCTTGGCCTCACGGGCAGTCATCTTCGAGCGAAGGTAGGACTCGGGGTCGGCCTTCGGGTCTGCCGCTTGCGCAGCGGTGAAGCCGTCCAAGTACTTCTTCATTTCCGGCTCAAGACTACGGAGCAAAGGAGGAATGGCAGCCCGCTCCGTCGCACCCGTGTAGAGTTCTTCGGCCAGTGTCTCTTTGGTCTTCCCCTTCAGACGGGCTTCAGTCTCCTTCAGACTCGCTTCATCCGCAGCCAAACCCTTTTGCATCTCAAGAAAGATGGGATCAAAGGCGAGCCGTTCTCCACGGCGGTATGCACCTCTGCGTGCGATCTCGTCATGCAGCTTGCTGGCCTCTTCAAACCGACCTTCGGGGATCTCGTCTTCCGTGACCACGCCATCGCCCATCAGGGCCGATGCGTAGATGCGGGAAAGCTGCTGCTGATCATCAGTCAAACTATCGTAGAACTCACGTCCCTTGGCCCCACCCTGAAAGGCACGGGAGCCCAAGTTGTCCGCAAGGTCGAATAGTTCGCGCCCACCTTGGCGCATTTTATCAAGCTCAGCCTTAGCCGCGGCGTCTCCCTTGGCCGCCTTGTCTTCCAGCTCCTTCTTCGACTTGAGTGTAGCGGGCATCAGAATCGGGGCCGCGTAGCCCTTGGACTGTGCGGCTGCCTTAGCGGCCTCAAACTCTTCTATGTTGCGGGCAGCCTTCAAGGCGTTCTGTACTGCCGCCACCCCGGCCGACCCTGCCGTGAACTGCTCTTGCCCAACGGGCAGCTTCTTTACCGCAGAAAGTGTGTCATCGACCAGCTTGTCTGCGGCACGGTTCGCGGCGGCTCTAGCGGCAGGGTCTTTGGGTGCAGCCGCGGCTGCGGCCTGTAGCGCCTGAAACGCAAAGGCGTCGGTGCTGCTGTCAGAGGCCGCGACGGTGTCTGCGTACTGCTGACGCCGGTAGCGAATCTCCTCAATGGCCCTGCGCTGCTCGGCAAGGGCGTTGAACTGCTCACCCGCCACAGTCTTAGCGGACTCCCAACGGAGCTTTGCCGCCTGTGCAGGCAGGAAGGTCTGAGTCACGACCTCAGCGTAAGAAGGCATGAATCACCGCCAAGTCGAGGAAGGGTTCAAGTAGAAGCCAGAGAAGGTGCCGAGAGGGCCTTTTACCATGGGGGCCTGTTGGCCCATTGAAGTCCTAAGCTCCCTGACGATTGCAAGCTCGGCTTCCACGCCGGCCCGGTCTTCCGCTGCCTTGGCCCGCTTGTCTGCGATGCTAGTCGCAACTGCCGCTCCGGTTGTACCAAGGACTTCTGCGGTTCCACCAAGGGCGCTAAGCAGCGCAGCCTTTCTGGCGGCCTCGGCTGTAGACTGTTCCCCGGCGAGAGTGCTGATCTCTGCGCGCTGTTGAGCGGCGGCTTCCATGTCCATCTTGGCTATGTCGCGGGCCGATGCCTGACGGGCTTCCATCAGGGCGGTCTGAGTGCCTAGAGCGCCTAGAAAAGCCTCTCGGTTGCTGGGGGCCGTCGCGCTCGGCATGGCCTGTAGGTCGCGCAGCGCAGCCCCGCGCTGCACTTGCGCGCCTGCCTCGAGCAAGCCCCGCTGGTTCTCCGACAAGCCAAGGGAACCTTGAGCACGGCGACTCTTCAAGGCTTCCAGCCTGCGGGCGTCTTCATCGGAGAACATGGCCCGTGCAGCCTGTGCCGCTCCGACGCTCCCGGCAATCCTGCCGAGAATCCCCAGGCCACCCGCCCCGATCATCGCCTTCTCTCGGAGCCCGAAGTCTTCTTTAGCCATGGCTTCACCGCCTCGTTGGACTGTAACCGTTTAGGTATAGGACTCGATGGTCACGCCGAAGTTGAGAACCGCGACTCGCCGGATGGAACCGAAGGCGGACAAGCCGCAGGTAATCGGGGCCACCACGTTGTCGGACCACTTGTTGAGCACCGCTGACCCTTCGGCGTCGTTCCACCCGCTAAGCTCCCAAGGAAGGTCAGGAGCGACTTCATAAGGCGAGTTTGCCTCGAATCCATGGACGTTGGTAGGATGCAGACTTGATCTGGACTTCTCGGTGAAGTCTGGTCTTTGTGTCCAGAAAGAAATCCAAGAAGTACGGACTGCCGTAGTGCCAGAGAACGGACGGTCATCGGGTCCGCTAATGCACTCAGCCCACCAATTGAGGATCACGTCACTTCTGCGCCGAACTTCAATTCTCAAGCTCATGAGCGGAATTGGCGCCCAATAACTATCGTCCCCGCCATTGATGGCCTGACTGGTGAAGGTCAAGCGAGTCAGGCTGGACGTGCTGACCAGACCGCCTTGGTGTCCCGTGACTCCATGCTGGATGCCAGAAGTCGGGTCATAGAGCGGAGGACCGACAATGTGCCGAGTGTTGAAGCCGTCAACGGCGGCTATGTCGGACGTGGGGATGCCCTCATGCAAGTAGACGCGCAGCGCATCGGAGTTCCCTGAGAATTCGGATGCGACAAGTTTGGTCGTAAAAGTGTTTGGCGGGGAAAAGGGCATAGCGAAGTCCTCTCAGCCGAGTCGTTGAACGATGGCGGTAATGAACCCGCTTTGAGTGCTAAGGACACAAGTCGCAGAAGCGACTGAATCGTAAGCCATGTGCGCTACACCCGTCACAAGCTGAGTGCAAGGATGGTACAGCGCGGGCATGTAGACCACACGGATTCCATAGCAAGTGACACCCACGGGCGGGGTGTAGAGCCAGCTTCCTCGCACCGTGCGCCACCCACGCGCATACACAAGGTCACCCGTGGCCTTTCCGTCGCTGACTCCCACGCCGCGTGCTACCCACGCGGGGAAGAAGGTCGCTGCGGAGCACTCTTCAATCTTGCCTGCGGTCACACCGCCTGCCGGGATGTTGATGGGCGTCTGGAAGGTGGTCTGCCCTGGAACTGCGACCCAATTGGCAAGGGCATTACTCGTAATGTCCCATTCCAAGTAAAAAGGAACCGCGTGCATACCATCGGTCACAGTGATGGTCGCAGGCGCGAAGTTAGAAATGTCGAACTGGCCCAAGGCTCCGGCCGTGTCGTAAGGCGCTCCCACGAAGAAGAGGTTGGCCTTCAGTGACCAGCTCACGCGGAGCACGTCTACAAGGGTGATTGTCCTCCCGGTAATTCCGAAGTTGATGATGCTCGCATTGGCGAGAGAGGCATCAGTCACCGGAACGGGAGCGGTCGGTGCCGGGCTCGGCGTTGCGGTCAAGGTCGTGGTCAGAAGGTTGGTAGCGGTGTCCCAATCATCGCAGCCCAAAGTCTCGGTGAAGGCGCCACCGGGTCGGACAATCTGCTGAGCGGCGTACTGCGGAAGGTCCACCGCTCCATCGCGCAAGTTATTTGCGTCAATAGAGACAGTAGCCGAAGCGAAGTCGGTAAACCGCGTGTTGAGATTCGCGGCGCTAAGGACGGGCTCTTCAGACAGAGCTTTACGGGCAGGTAGTTGGCTCACCGGAACCTCCCAATCGCGAAGAACTTCGAGCCAAAAAGATGCGCTCGCATCAAGTGGGCATTGTTGGTCACGTCCTCGAGAATGTCATCGGGGCCATTCGGAGTGACTGACCAGTAGAGACTGCACACCGGGTCACCCGCTGGAATCTGCGCCGACCCTGAAAGCTGGAAGGAGTCATGCGGCTGACAAGGACCGATGCGCTCAGCGACCGTCAGACCACCAATGACAATCTTCAGGCCAATATGATTCGGGTTGCGAGAAGATGGCTGATTGACCGTGTAGCCCATCCACTGACTGACCAGCACGTTGGCTGACCAGTTGACCATGATGTTCCCGCCCTTGTGCCCGGTCAGCGTGAGCTGCTGAAAGAGCATCGGGCCAGTTTGACTACGGGCACCCGTGAAGGAACGCCAAGACGTGTCCCCGTCTACGTCTGTGTCTACCACGTTGTCCTGCTGCGCCTTGAACGCGGTCCAGATTCGATGCTTGGCGTACTGCGCGAACTGAAGCTCTCCAAAAGAATCCGCTGGAAGTTGAGCACGGTCAAGCCCGCCGAAGCTAGACCGGAGCGCGGTTAGCTCCTGATCCATGCCACCGGGCAGTACAGCGTGCTCAGGTCTTGTCTCGTGAGTCACCCAGGTCTTCATCGCTGACCTCCTTGGCCGCGCATGGCGTCTGGCGCCACGTTTCCTTCGACAACGAATCCGAGGAATATAACGTCATCGGTCGTCTGAAACTGGAAGCTGAAGGTATTGCAGCGACGTTCTCCGACTGAGAATCGAATCGGAATTGCCATGCCCATAGACGAGTTGTACTCATCGAGTAGAACTTGAGTCAGAGGCAAGTTGGCGCCGTCCGTGTCAGTCAGCGAAGCTGCGAAGGCGGGCAAGAGAGGACCGGGGCTCGGCTGGGCTTTGTACGGCTTGCTGGGCGTGTAAGGGCCAGTGCCGTTGATCGCGGACTCAAGGGTGATCTCCACGTTGCCCGTGCTCAGAACGTACAGGGTGACATAGTTGACGGTCTTTAGCTGCGCAGGATCTCCGAAGTCAAAGTACAAGCTGCGGTAGACCGTCTTCGGTGCGGGCGCTCTCTTGTAGGTGTCTTGCTCGAAGTTCAAGCCCATCGCGCGCCTTGAAGATGCGACGAAGAGCCCGGCGGGCTGCGGAGTCTGACCGAAGGCGCCTGTGTGGTGCCCGAAGATGACTTCTCCGTTTGGCAGGGTAGCAAAGCAGCCGACCGGCCAGCCCTTGCGAAGCGTAAAGGCTTGCCCACCTTCGGGCGACACCGCGCCAGGGTGCCAGACAACTCCAAGCTCGAGCTTGTCACTGCCGTTGGCCGGGACTTGCAGCCAGTATTCTTGCCGCTTGGTGTCCCATACCGCTGTAGCTCGGGCGAGAGAAGCCCCGTTGGGTGCGATAGCCCGCTCCCACACTTCAGCGATGGAAGGCCCGTCCGACAGCTTGAGGGCTGAAGTAATGGCGCCGCCAACGGTGCCGCCTTCGGCAAGGTAGAGCCCGTCACGGGCTGCCATGACCACGCCGAAGGGCGTGCCTACAGCCGAGTGCGGGGCAAGACATTCCAGACCGGCAAGAAGCGTGGTCGCTGTGAAGCCCGTAGCGGTCCCTGGACCGATGACATCAAGGCTCCGCTCTCGCAGTACAAGAAGCGTCGTGTAATGCGCCACAAGCCCTGTGATCGCCCCACCATCGGCAGGCAGAGTCACTTGGTCACCCGCGGAGAACCATTCGGGAAGACCTACCTTGCTGAAGAAGACCGTGTAGGGGTCATCAGTACTACCCGCGATAAACAATCGACCGAGAAAGGTCGTAGCAAACATCGGGGTCGCGATGGGAAGCTCAATGCGGTCACCGGGCAACGGCTCCAAGGCACCGAGCCCGTTCGGCGGGGTTGAGTCGAAGACGAGTTCATCGACATTATTGGGCACAGTCAAGCTCAGATAAATCGCATCGTCGCCTTCGGACGGGGACTCATCGGCCCAGTTCTGACTGCGCCACAGTCGGCGTGCAACCGTGCCGGGCGGACCAAGCGGGATGCGGACGGCGGGGACGTGCCGTGCCTTATTCTTCTGGTTCTGCGGGCTCTCCCAGCTCAACACGGTCGCGTCCGACAACGGGGACTCACCGCCAAGGTCAGAGACAAAGCTCACCTTGTAGGTGAAGGCGTTGGCTCGCACTTCGGCAGCGGGAGTAGTCGAGTAGCCGATGCCTGCGCGATTCGGGTAGCCGAGCGCAGAACCCGACGTGCTCCACCAAATCTGGACAGAATCTCCAGTTGTGTCGGTAATGGTCGAAGAAGCCGAGCCAGAAGTGGCATCGACCGGAGTTACGCCCAAGGGCGCTACGGGGCTCGGGGTCTTCATGCCGAATGGGCGGACAATCTGCGCTACAACTCCAGGGGCCACGGTGATGCCGGGCAGAGGCCAGGGCTGTACCAGCAACGGGGTGTCTTGGCCGTTGGTCACCAGCACGCCGTCTGCGATGGGCGTGTACTGCGTCACCGGAGTCAGCCGCGTCGGGATGAACCTGTTGGTGGCAAGCGCAAGGATGCTCGGCGTGTTGCCGCCGAAGTCGTGAAGTAGGTAGAGAGTGCCCCCGCTCTCGAAGAGAACGAAGTAGGTCGCGGGTGTACCGTTCGATGACCCGACGTACAGGGAGTCAATCGGCCCAAGGGCGCTGAAAGGCGCATAGCCATTTGCGATGTTGGGGAAGTACGGCTCATAGCCGAGCCTCGAACTCCACCCACCGCCATTCGGTCCAGCCGTGGAACCGCGGAACGCTGTAGACCAGAACAGATTCTCTCCGCGAAGAAGACCTGCGCTGGAAGCGTTGACTGCAATCTGTAGGCCAGTCTTCATGGAATCACCTTGTAGGGGCCGAGAGAGATTGGCCCCTTAGTTGAGCCCGCGCTGCCCATCATTACAACAGGCGCAGAACTCTGGAGCAAGTAGGTGTTACTCATCTGCCGAAACGCGGAATTCCGCAGCTCGCGGTACATCTGAGCGAGACTCGAGTTGTCTAGACGCAAAGCGTTATTGGACGTTGCCTCGTATTCGATGACCTGCGCCGCGTCTGGCGGAATCAGCGGAGTATCTCCATCCTCAATCATCGGCTGCGGCAAGATCATGACGCGAGCTTGGTAGTCTGTGACCAGCGCGGGATGCGGCCACAGGTTGAACCGCTGGTACTGCCCGAGCGCCATGTAGGGAATTGTGTTTGTCAGAAAATCTTCGGTGGAGATTGTGGCAAGGCTCAAGTCAGGCGCGAGAGTCACACCGCCCAGAGGATCAATTCCGTTAGGAACTGAGGCATCAACAAGTACAGGACGCTTGATGCCGACTTGTGGGCAAGAAAAGTAGAACTTGCGATACAAGCCGGTTCTCGGCTGAATGGCAGGTGCGGTGAAGGTCAAGGTCTGAATGTCGGTCAAGTTGTACTCTACCGGCGCAGACAAGGCAGACTCTCGGCCCGCAAGACTGAAGGTCTGGTAGATGAAGATGGTGCGGACACCCTGCGCTACACCTGCGACCGTTGCGACACCGGACACCGCCCTTGGGGTCGGAGTCTTGACGCTTGAACTCGGGATAAAGTACAGGCTTCGGCCAGTAGTATTCGGGTCAAGCCGAATCGCATCCCGGTTGAGCTTGGTCATCGCCCGCTGCGGTTCGGGGATGCCTACCGACAAGTCGAGAAGACCTTCAACGCTTGCGGTGTCACTGGGAAGGGGAATCTCCCGGTACTGCACAGTGACCGTGTAGGTGCCTGTGGCCTGGGTAATCGGGCTGGTCAGGTAGACCCGAATACCAGCCAAATCCGCGAAGCTAATGTTGTAGGTCTGACTCTGGACATTGGTAGAAGAAGTCAGGAATAGCGTGTGCCCGTCAAGGGCAGCTCGAGCTTCCGCCGAAATGAGGGACAAGTCCACGAAGTCTTGTCCGAGAATGACCGGGATGCCGACTTCGGTGTAGTCTGGAAAGACTCTAACGATGTAGTCTTTCTGCGCAAAAGACCAACGGTGAGAGCCCAGCACCTTTGTCTGCGCGCGGTTGATGATCCCGTCCAAGTCGGACTCATATGTCTCGTTCTCTGGGTCGAAGTTCAAGTTCGCGGCGACGGCAGCGCGGAGATTTGCGAGAGTAGACATGCGAAGGCCCCCTGTAGATTACGATAACCTACAAGGGGCCTAAGTCCTTGTCGGGGGAGACTCAGACCTGACGGTAGACCAGCACCGGCGCGGCGTTGCTGACCGCATCGGCGAGGGCCACGCCGCAGACGTTCACGTTGGCAGCGTCAGCGATGGTCGCCCGACCAGAGGTCGTGGTGTCCAGCGCAAGCGCAAGGCCCGACGTGGAGCCAGTCGCGACGGCGGCGACAGCGCAGTAGCCCGCGATGCAGACCCGCACTTCCTGATTCGCCGCGGTGGTGGAGCTAACCGCCACACCGATGACGGGAACACCGGCGGCGACGGCGCCACCGGAAGTGTCCTGCACGGTCACGTACACAACCTTGTCTTCGCCAGTCTTGGCGTAGTCAAAGTTGACCCACTGGCCTGCGGTGATGGCACCGCTGGACAGGAAGGTACGCTCTTCGGTGGAAGTCGGGGAAGGTCCGCCGTTGGCGACGGTGAGGGGAAGGTTGTAGAAGCTCATGGCGTAAACCTCAATCTTTAGTGATTGTTACCTGTCCGCACGCCTATGGAGATCAGGCGTTGGTGAGAACGCCATGGGCGTTGAGGCGGGAAGTCGTCAACTGGAGCTTGGCGCTCACGGTGGCGACGTAGACCGGGGCGCGGGGGTCGCGCACGAACTCGGACACGCTGAGAAGAGCGGGACCGTTGTTCACACCGAGCTTCTTGCGCGCTGCGGCCACACCACCACCCTGGTAGGTCGCGACGTTCACGCGCAGGTACTTCGAGCTGAGGAAGTATGCGTCGATGAAGTCGGTGCCGACACCGCCCGCGTCCGCGTCGAAGCCCATGCGGGCGTCAACAAACATCGCGCAGCCGTTGTAGACCGGAACTTCCTGCTGAAGAGTACCAAAGCCCAGCTTCTCGAGGCTGAGGTACTGAATCTTGGAATCGACCAAGTTCGCCAGCTTGTTGAAGAACTCCTCCGAGACAAGGGCCACGTCGGGGTTCATGCCGCTCTGCGCGCGGATGCCGGTCATGACTGTACGAACGTCGTTCTCGGTCAGGGTGCCGCCCGCGGTGTCGAACTGAGAGAACCAGCCGAAGTCGCGGAAGGCGGTCTGCGAGAGGCCGAGCACGGTGTTGGTCTGCGACGCGCGAGCGACGCCCTGGAACCAGCCGGTCGTGCTACCGATGCCGTTCAGGCTCTCGAGACTGGAGAACCGGCGCGCAGCGGGAGCAGCGGCGCCCTGGAGCACGCTCAGGCTGATCCGGTCGGCCATATCCTCAATCACGTTGGTCACGCGATCCTGAAGGAAGTCAACCGCACCCTCGGAACTCATGGCGTTCAACTCCGACTCGGAAATCCGAATCGGCTGGAAGAACTCCGCGTAGTCCGCGGTGGCCTTCTTCTCAATCAGGCCAACGGTCGTGTCGAGGTCAGCGTAGGCATCCGCGCCGGTCAGGATCTCGGTGGCCTGGGAGTGGTAGCCGAGAGACACGGGCTGGATGATGGACTCGCCACCGCCCTTGATGACCTTGATGCTGTTGGGGGCAGCCCCGAAAGCACGAAGGACGTTGTTGGCAGCAAAGGTGGAGTCCTCTGCCTGCGCGATGAGCAGGGGGAGGACTCGGTTGGCGATACTCGAAATCGGCGTAGGCATGGGAGCACCTCTAGTGGGTCAAGAACACGAGCGATTGACTGTCTTCGGCGGGTTCCCGGCTCGGGAGGGCCATGCTTGACACGGGATCCGAGAAACCGGGGCGTGCTACTTTCAACGATAACCAGCTCAACTATCCCTGCCGCGCGAGCGCCATGATTTCTGCTGCGGACAGGGCGCTGGCAGGCTTGCGGCGTGCGGAGACAACACCGGTGCTCTTAGCTCCCGCCTGCGTCTTTGCGACTGCCTTGGCCTTGGCCTCGGTACGGGCCTTGGCTTCAGCCTGAAGGCGCGCAGCGTCGGCAGCTACACGTCGGGACGTGATGACCGTGTAGGCATCATCAAGATGAATGAAACGTCCCTTAGCCTGAGTCTGCTGAATCAACTCAGCGACTTCGGCTTGTAGACTTTCATCCGCCGCGAAGTCAGGATGAGCGTCAATCCAGTTGTCCAACTCGGCTTCCTTGCGGGCAGTAGCCTGTGCCTTGGCTTCGGCTTCACGCGCAGCGCGCATCGGAGCAAGCTCAGCCTCGAGAAGAGCTTTCGCCTCACGCTGGGCCATCGCGCGCAGGGCGTTGCCATCCCACGGGTCGATGGTCGCAGCATCTTCTGCGGGCTGCGCCGGAGCGGTGAGACTCGCCTTCAATGCGCGAATCTCTGCCAACATCGCTGCGGCTTCCTGCCGGGCTTGCGCGGCTTCCTGCGCCTTGCGCGTGGCATCAGCCTGAATCCGCTTGGCATGGGCGGCAAGCTCACCCTGTCCAGCGTCTTCCAGGGCCTTCAAGGATGCAGCCCAGCCGAGCTTAGTGCTCGGCACGGGCGCGGGGACGGGTTCAGGAGCGGGAGCGGCTTCAGGCTCGGACCCTACTTCCTCGGACTCCACTTCGGGCTCTACAGCCTCAACGGTGGTGGTGTCTTCGGAAGTCGCGGGTTCGGGCATATCTGCCGCGAGGGCGAGGATGTCGGGTCCGTTGCGAAGCATGTTTACATGGCTCCCATCAGGGTTGAGCGGCGGTTCATGAGGGACTTGGCGGGCTCGACCATCGAACCTTCCTCTTCCATCGTATCTTCATCCTTCATCTCTTCATCCATCATCTCTTCACCTACATCTACATCTCCCTCGATAAACTCGAAGAAGTCTTCATCCCGAATCAAGTCCTCAATCATTGAGGTAAGCATCATTGGGTTGATGACTTCAGGGTCAATCTCTGTTTCACCTAGAGACTGCCGAAAAGCGTTCATCGAAGTCAGGGCCACGGCGAAAGCCTGTAGCTTCTGGTCATCGGGGATTGTCTCTCCGACGATCTTAGAAGCCAGCGCAAGCGCAGCGGACTCCAGGGCCTTGCGCTCAGCCGAGCCCATGCTGTCCATGACCGGGCCGAGCTTCTCCAACAGGTCATCCACAACTTCGGCGTCAGCCTCCGCGGCGGCTTCGAGAAGGTCGGGCGGCGGCGTGGGGTCGGGCATGTTCTTACTGGACTTCTGCATCAAGGGGCACCTCGTCTTTTGCAGTAGGAGTGATGGGGGCTTCTGGCACTACAAGGAACTCTTCAGGAAGGTTGTACCCTCGTACCATCGCCGAGAGAATGGCGCGGGGAGGAACGCCGAGACTCGAGAGAAGGGGGGCCAGTCGCTCCAAGTCTTGCCGCTGTTGGTAGATGGACGCCGGGGTGTTGGCGCCGTCTACGGCCACAAAGCTGTAGTCCCCTTCCAAGTCTTTTGCAGACAAGAGCTTCGGGCCGAGAGGACGGGGCAGAGAGACTGCCTCAATGTCATCCCCGAGCATGACGCGGAGAAGAGCTACAGCGCACTCAGCGGCTTGCGCTACGGCTTGAGCCAGGGTGCTTGCCATCTTGCCCAGCTTGGTGTCTGCGTAGGCTGCAAGCTGCGAGATTTCGGTTGCCGTTGCCTTCGATGCCTGCCCCAGCGTGAAGCCGGGCATCATCGACGCCTTTTCAAGATCTTGAAGAAGGGCTGCCTTGTAGTTTGGTACATCGGCCGGGACCGGCAGAAGCGGGAGCGGGACAAGCGATTCCGAAAGCGGCACGTCACCCATTGTCTGCGGCGTGATGACCGTTGAATCCTCGCCGCCTTCAAGCGCAAGCCTACTCGCTTCATCTAGGGTGTCCGGGCTGCACATGTAAAGACGGCGGGCTTTCTTCGCCATCATATCTTGAGCTGAAGACACTTCGTTCAATGACTGCAACTGAGGACGATTTACACCGATAAACGACAAGGAGGCTTGAGGGTCAAGCGGGTCGGGGTTGAAGTTGAGAGGGATGACTGGAATCAGCGGACTGCCAGAAGATGAGTAAAGCATCCCGTCGATGCGCTCTACTTCAGCGTCATTCTGTCCTTCTTGGTCCTCTACACGTCCACCTACCTGAATCTCTTCTCCCTCATAGACCCAGCCTTCGCCCGCGAAGTCAGGAGACCAGACGACCTGCTTACCCTCGAGAGGCAGCCATACATCGACTACAGTGACGTACTTCTCATCCACCGGAGAAAGTCCATTACTCGCCAAATCCCACGTCTCAGTCTTCGGATGCGCCATCCAATCGCCCGCGGAAGTGCGGCTGTAGTCAGAGAGGGCTTGGTCAAGCGGGATCTCGGTCAGCAAGCCGACGTAGCGAGAACTGCCCCAGTCCAGCGCGTCGGCATCGCGAATGACTCTCCAAGTGTGCGCGGGGAGCACGCGAACGCGGTCCATCGGGTTGCGGGCCTTGACCGGCACCACAACGAGGTAGGCACCTGGGAACACCAAGGAACTCTTTACAGCGTTTTCGATACTCGCAGCAGACTTGCGCAGAATCTCATTCGCGCAGGCTGCGGCAAGCTCGGGGCTGCCCTCGCCATAGACGCCGGGCGTGCCGATGACTGCCGGTGCTCGAAGGAACAGGGATCCGACCAAGGACTCGACCATTTGGAAGGCAACAGGAACCGGCGTACCCTCGCCGCCATTCCTGTAAAGGTTTAGGTCGTTCTGTAGTTCATCAGTACGACCCGACCAGTATTCCCGGTGGGCTTCGTACACGAGCTTGAACACTTGCGGGGTCATGGGCATGGGGAAAATTCCTCAGTCAGAGTGTAACCCACGCAAAGCGCGGACTCGGACGGTGCGTTGGTGCGGAGTCAGGTGGACCTTGCGGTGAGAAGGTGGAGCGTCCCTTAGAGCTACAGCGCCAAGGGCATGGGCCATGGCAAGGTCATCGTTCATCCCTGCGGGGGCTTCGGGGTTCCTCTTGCCTGCCGGGACGCAAAGAGCGGCCAATTCCATGTAGCTTGACTGACAAGTTGCCACGAGCAAGCCGTTGGCAATCAACGCTCTAAGGGCGGCATGGGCTTCCTGTTTTGTGCCCTCACTGGTGACCCAGGACTTGTACTCGCGATGCCAGAGGTTGCGGTATCCTACCTCTTTCATTCGGTCGATAACAGGACCACCAAAAGAGTTGGACTCTACCAGTACAAAGGCGTTATTGTACTTGGTCGCTACTTCGACTATCTTTCGCGCGAAGTCTAATGGTTTGATTTGATTGGACCTGAAAGTAGCGACGACTGTTTGCAGAGTAACAGAGTACACGACGATGGTGCTGTAGTCGTTGCGGACGCCGCCACCAATGTCTACGCCGATGCAGTACCCCTCAAACTCCTTCGGATGCTCGAGGATGCACAGACGGTCAGGACTTGATGCCACTTTTGCCGCGACTTGTCCAATCTCATCGGGCTCATACCAAGAGCCAGAGCGAGCAAGGAAACACTCAGACGGCTTTGCAGGGTAGTCCACGCGGAAGCGGAAGTTGCCCGGCTCGCCTGCCTCTGAGAACTCCGCGATCTTCGCCCGACGCCAGTTTAGCTGCTCATGGTCAAGGTTCAGTTCTTCTGCAAGCTCTTTCTCTTCAGGTGTAGGTTCCCAGCCTGCGGGGACGGGAAGGCGATGCGCGGGGGATGCGTGCCACCACACGTCAACGATGCACCACTCGCCGGGCTCAGGCGGGTCATTGGGATCCCAGGGCTTCGCCTTGCTGCAAAGCTCATGGAACTTGTCGAAAGGACGGTTCGGCGTGGACTCAATGAGAACGCGACCCCGCAGACCACCGAGGGCCATCAGCATCCCTACCGGGTCTTGGTAGTACGCGATTTCGGAAAGATGGGCACCGCGAAAGACCATGCCTCGCACGCCGTCTGTGTGGCCCGCAGTCGCGCTGATAGAGGTTGCACCCGTGTCTTTCAGCTCAGTTCTACCTACGCTGGACTTCTTGAGCTTACGGTCAAGAAGTGGGTTTAGCTTCCCAAGTTGTGTTGTCCACATAGCGTCCAACTTACGAAGCTCGGCTGAAACCGCCGAAACGTGAGCGACGCAAACGTAGGTATGCGGGACGGGAGTGCGAAGAAGCTCGCGCAAGAAGTAGGCACGGCCTGCTGTAGACGCGCCAATCTGCCGCGCTTTACGGACGATGACCTTGGCCTCTGGCGAGTGATCCAGCGCGGCCCAAATCTGCTCTTGCTCGGGCGAGGGCTTGAACGGAATAAGGACACCAGTGACTTTATCCACGATTTGCAGCAGCTTGGAAAAGCTGCGCATAGAAACCCCGCTCCAGACGGACGGGGGATTGAGCTTCTTTACAGGCTTACTGGGGGCGACCACGAAGGGCCTCCTGGGCTGTCTGTTTCGCCTCTAGCTGGTCTTCGGGAGTGCCTGCGGTGTCGGTCCAGTCGTCGGCGTCGTCGTCGTCTGCGCATCCTGGGCTCGCTGGATCGCCCTTGCGGCGCCCCAGCTTGCAGACCCATCCTGTCGCTGCGAGCGTCACCCAAGTCGAGAAAGCGCCTCTCTTTGGATCCCATCCTGACTTGGTGTTTTTTGTCAGGTGAAGCAAATAGGCGATTAGTTCTTGCTCAACATCTTGTAGCGTCCATTCAGGGCGGTATTTCCTTGCGGAACCAAGGACGCCTGCCCGGTCTGCGAGTTTGTAGACTTCGCGGTTCAAAACCGCCACTTGAAGTCTGTAGGCTGGGTCGGGAAGAGGACGGCTCATTCATTCACCAGCCGAAGAAGGTTATTTAGCTGCTCACCGTTCGAGTCTTCCTGTTCCGCGGATTTCATTCTGCGTTGATCGCGCCGGTCTTGAATGACCCACTTCGCAGTCTCTACGCGCTGACGCGGGACGCCCGGTCCTCCGGGTGCAAGAACGGCATGAATGGACGCGATGGACGGCTGCAACATCTTCTCGAGTTCATCTTCAATGTCAATCAAAGGTCCAGTTGAACGGCCAGAAGCCAGAGAGTCATCCTGTTCCTGACCTTCACCAGCTTGAAGGTCTTTTGCATCTTGAAGATAAAGCTCGAGAGTAGAGAACTCCTTCTCGCACGCCTTACACTTGCGACGCCGGTAAATCTTCCCGTCTTGCCGCCGGTTGGCGGGGATGGTGAGGATGGTCGCGGACTTGTCGTGAAGGCAAAAGGGGCAGTTCATGGGCGTCCTCTACACTTAGCGGCGCGGCGTGGGCCAATAGTATCCGGTAGTAAGTCCCTGTGCAGGTGAAATAGTAAGTCTCTATCGTGTTGATAGTAGCGTGCTGCGAGAGGGACGCTCTCTCATTCACTCTGGTTTCGCTGGCCCATGCTGCGCAGGCCCAGCGTTGTCGGGTTGCCTCCCTCTCGCTCCCGCTCCGGTCGGCTGCCCCTCCCTGTGCTTCGCTTCGCGCATGGCAGGGCAGAGCTTCCACTCTCGCACGGGGGAGTGGTGTTCTCTCTCTCTGGTTCTCTGCGCTTCGCGCATGAAGGAGTGATGCTCTGCCAGTCAGCGCGCTGCGCGCGCAGCCATGGGATATCCCATCCCTGCGCGAGCCGCGCAGTGGTGAGACAGCACTCCCTGAAGCGCACGACTAGATGCACGTTCTCAACTGCCGCGCTCATCGAGAATGACACTTCACCTGCGCGAACTGCACACAAGCGAGCGATGAGAATGACGTGATCATCAGTGGTGCCCTACACGCCTCACAGAGCCCCCCTGATCAGCACGTCATTCTCGACAAGCCCTCTTCTCGCAGGTCAGCCCCACAGATTCTCTGCTACTCGGGGTTGACAGGCTTAACCACTGAGGCTAAGCTCATGGGGCCAGAAGGAGGCACACCATGGAACCGTCCGTCATCAAGATCCCCGTCGCAGCCAAGAAGAACTTCATCAAAGTGCAGTCGCTCATCGGCGCTCGCTCGCAGCAGGCCACCACCTCGGCTGTCATGGGGTGGCTCTC